CGCCGGAAGGACCCCTCATACAAACAGTCAAAATAAAACCAAACCAGGAGGAAAATAGAAATGGGATTACCACAAGTAAATATCACATTTAACGCGGAAGAGCAGGCGGCAAAGCGCAGAAATGAGCGCGGTGTTGTCGCGCTCATGCTGCATGACGGATCCAAGGATAAAGGACTCGTGGTGCTAACGTCAGACAAGCAGATACCACCAACATTATCCGGTGAGAATCGAGCATACATCGAGCATGCGTTCATCGGAAATGCAACGGCGCCAAAGCGCGTCCTGGCCTATATCATGGCGGTGCCGCCGCCGGAAACCGATCTGAAAGACGCATATGAAGAAGCTCTGGAAGAGCTGGCAAAACACAAGTTCAATTACCTTGTTGCTCCGCCACAGGCAGAAAACAAGGAGCTGGCTCAGGTGGCAGCCTGGGTTAAGAAGCAACGAACGCAATTTAAGGCAACGTATAAGGCCGTCCTGCCGAATTACCCGGGGGACGAACCGTATATCATCAACGTGACCGCATCGGGAATCAAAGAAGGCGAAGAAGAAATCACGACAGCCGAGCATTGCAGCCGAGTCGCGGGAATCCTGGCCGGAACGCCGCTGACAGAAAGCGCCACCCATGTGCCGCTGCCGGAGATTACGGACATTGACCGCTTGACGATTTCGGACGCAAATGCCGCCATCGACAAGGGAGAATTTATCTGTATCCACGATGGCTACAAGGTAAAGACCGCGCGAGCGGTCACATCTCTCAAAACACTCAAAAAGGGTCAGAACGAACAGCTGAAAAAAATCAAGGTCGTGGCAACTCTCGACGCGATACTGGACGACCTGAGCGTGCTGATCGAGGACAGGTACATTGGGAAGAAGGGCAACAGCTACGACAACAAGTGCGTGCTGATGACCGAGATCCTGACCTATCTGAGATCTTTGGAGAAGGAAGGTCTACTGCAAGAGGGTGCTTCGCGTGTTGAAATTGACATCGAGGCGCAGCGCAAGTATCTGGAAGAGAAAAAGACAGATATTTCCGAGTGGGACGACCAGCAAATCAAAGAAGCAGAAACCGGCTCGAAGGTGTTTTTGAGGGCGACTATCCGTGTGCTGGACGCCATCGAAGACATCGATCTGCCGATTGCGTACTAAGGAGGAACGACAATGCCTAACAAAAACAAAGACGCAAGACGCGTCATCAACGGAACCTACGGCGAGTTATGGTTAAACGGTGAGCTTGTCGGGGAGTGCCACGGGTGCCAGGTGAAAGAATCCTATACCCGTGAAAAAATCCCAATGTGCGGTCAGCTTTTGCAATGCCCGAAACTGACGGGGATTGAGCGAACCGGCAGCATCAAGCTGCACAAGATGAACTCCTGCATGGCAATCCTGATCAAGGCAGAGATAGACGCCGGGCGTGACCCGCGCTTTCAGCTCATCAGTAAGCTGGCGGATCCCAACGCTTACGGCGCGGAGCGCGTCAGCGTCACCGGTGTGGCGTTTGACGATCTGACAGTCGCGGATTGGGAGGTCAACACCATCGGCAAGGTCGAGTGTCCGTTCACCTTCGAGGAGTACGAATATCTCGACATGATAGGAGCGTAAACCATGAGCAATCTGATCGAAAAACTGTTGGGCAGCGGCGCGAACGTGCTGGATTTGCCGAAAGCAGAGTTTGAGGTGTCGCGGCTGTCCCAGAAAATCGGGCAGCCGTTTTTGATCAAGGCCAGGGCGTTGACTGCCAAGGAACTGGACGACTGTCCGCAGGGTGACGATTTCAGGGCGCATGTCATCCTCGCGGCGGTGAGCGACCCGAATTTCAGGGACAAAGACCTCGCTCAAAAGTTGTCGGAAGAGAAGGGGCGCAAGTCCCCCCTGACGCCGGTTGAGGTGATAGCGACCTTGCTCCTGCCGGGCGAGCTGGCAAACCTGTACTCGGAAATCTCGGCATTGTCCGGGTGGTCGGTTGACGCTGTCGTGAAGGTCGAGGAGGAAATTGAAAAAAACTAGCTGAGGACCCCGAGCTATTCATCATGTACTGGCTTTTTGTGTTTTCAAAAGGAAAAATAACACCCGGCCAGTATTATGCCATGGGCACGGGGGAAAAGGCGCTCATTCGGGCGTTTGTCCGGCACTACATTGAAGCTCGAGCATGATATGCGAAAGGAGGATATTTCATGGCAACGGACATCAGCATTGTCGTCAATGCAAAAGACAACTACACCGAAACCATGAAGAAGATCCGAGAATCGCAGCGGGCATGGGGCAAGGACATCAAGGGACTGCAGCAGCAGCTGGATCACTTCAATCGGCAAAAGCTCGAACTGAAGGTCGAGGCCGGAAAGGCAAAACAGCAGCTGCAGGACGCGCAAAAAGCGTTCAAGGAGTTCGGGGACGAGGCGTCCGAAGCAGTCCTGAAAGCGGCGCAGGCGGACTACAATACAGCGATCAGCAACCTAAAAGCAGTGGAAAAGGCGGCAAAGGGCGCGCAGAGCGGAATGGAGCAGATGTCCGGCACCTTTTCCAAGACGCAGAACGGAATAGGTGGCGGAGATATAGGGAAGTTCGCCGCCGGCATGATGGTAAACCAGGTCGGCGGCGCGGTTCAGAACGCGGGATACGCCATGCTGAGTTCCGCGCTGGGAGACGAAGCCGGGACTTATGCGACGTCCGTCTTGGGCGGCGCAGCCACCGGCGCCGCAGCCGGAACCATGATAGCGCCCGGCGTTGGCACAATCATAGGCGGCGCCGCCGGTGCGCTTACGGGACTGATTAACGCTGCGACGCAGGTTTTCAAGAATAAAGATGACGCATTCAAATCACTGGTGCAGGACAAATTCCAGGAAGCTACACAAGAGCAGGTGGACATCCGAACCCGGGGTACAGGCATAGCCGCGCAGCGTGAGCGGGATCTGGCGGCATTGACCACTATGCTGACGGATCCCACCAAATTCAGGGGGGAAGTATTGGGGGAACACTCAGCAAAATTTTTGCAGACTTCCGCCATAAATATGAGCCCGATCCTGGGCTACGATTTCTCCATGTCCGCCATGAAGGACATGGTTGGACTGGGAACATCCGCGCAGACGGCTGTAAACAGGGTCGGATCACTGCAAAACGCGGCGGCGGCACTGCAACTGGACAATTCCGATCTTATGTCCATTATGACAACACTCAATGCCATCGAAGAGAGTGGAACTATCAACAAAGGCGCGTTAAAAGGACTTGTCAAAAAGGGCATCAATGTATACGACTACCTGGCGCAGTCCAGCGGCATGTCGGTCGACGACGTGCTGGCCAACCTGGACAAGGTCGATGCCGGCGAGTTCGTGCGAATGTTTTATGAATACATCGCAACCGATCCGAGGTTCGAGGGCGCGGCGGATGACTTCCAAAACACGTTCGCAGGCATGGAAGCAAAGCTCCAAATGCACCAGGATCGCTTTGACGCCGCCATGGGACAAGGCTACAATGATGAGCGCATGAAGGGCATGGAGCAGCAGCTGGAGCGGTATGAGGGGGCTTACGGCAGACAGCTCGAAGAGGCGTATAAAACAATTGGCCAAGGGCAAGCGGCGTTGGAAAATGAGTTGATCAACCAAAGAGAAGATGCCATGGTTACCGCGATGCAGCAGGAGGGCTTTGATGAAATGTCGGCAGCCGAGCAGGGCGCCGCGCTGATCGAGGCCCAAATGACGGGTTATGCGGAATACTTGAAATCGACAGGATACCAAGAGCAGTTGGATGCACACACCGAGCTGGCCGGAAAAATAGGATCAGCGCTCAAGCCAGTCTATCAAGATGCAGGCTACAGTCTGGGACAGGCGCTCTCTAAGGGACTAAAAGCCGTCGACGGCCCAACAACAATCAAGGCAACGATAAACGTTGAGGGGTTTGCAACAACATCAAGCACTATTGCATATGGCAAAGCGTTCGGCATGGGCCGCGTCCCCTATGACGACTTCCCTGCCCTGCTGCACGAAGGTGAGCGCGTATTGACCGCGGGCGAGGCGAGGCGGCAGGATAGCGGCGGCGCGGGCGGAATAGGAGACGTGAACATCAACGTCGACTCACTGGTCGTGCGCGAAGACGCGGACGTGGAACGGATCGCGTCAAAGCTCGTGGACATGATGAAACTGGCGCAGTTGAGCTACGTTGGAGAAGAGGAAATCGCATGAACCAAAAGCGCCT